TATAAACTCTACTAAACTCCATGTACCAGTTTTTTTGTTCAAACCAAATGCTATTGTAGTTTTCATGAGTTCACCATTTTCACGTACAGAAACATTATTCCATGTCATGATTGGTTGCTCTCCCCATTCGTCTGTAAGAACTTGTACGACATAATCTGGGTGTTGACATACAATGGGTTTTTGTGCATTTGCTACTTCATCTTTAGAAAACATTTTGTGTAGCTTTGTTATGTCTTGTTCTCCCCATGACATACTACCACAACTGACATAAAACACAAACACCAATAAACTAAGATATTTTATCATAATATTCTCCGTATAATTTTATCTTTTTTTGTGTAGATAGTATCCAGTCATCTCTTTTTTCTATAAATATCTGAGGACTTTCACCATCTACTGCTATGACTATTACAACTTGATCGATTGGTGTTTTTGTTCTTTCTTCATACATAACACAATAGGCAGAACCTTGTTGAAAATAATTCGTAATATATTCTTTCTTTTTAAGTTTTCTGGAAGTCTTAAAATCGATGACGGAAAGCCTATTATTCCAGTCAGCGATACAATCTACCCGTCCAGCGACTCTTAAATAATCGGAGTACAGAGTAGCCTCTTGAACTCTAATATTATTTATATTCTCTGAAAGTATATTTTTGATACTGTTAAAAGTTTCTCTATCAGAAGGCATGAACTTCTTTTCATCAAGTTCATTATTGATAAAGTCTTCACACATCTGATGTACCTTAGTACCTCTGCGTGATGCTTGAGTGGAGACTTTGTTAGCTTCTTTTTCACCAACTCTTTGTCTCCACTCCCATATGGCTTTTTTATTGAAATGTCCTAGAACTGTTGTGATAGATGGATACTTATCACCTGTAGGTGTTACATAGTATCTTTTACCATCTATTGTTTCAGTTTTGATTTCAGGTATATCAATTCCTAAATGAGTAAACGTCAACTCATTCCAAGATCTAGTTTAGAAATAATATATTCTTTCACCAAATCACTCCTTACAATATCATGTTTATCAAATTCTATAAAATCAAATGACTTCATTCTCTTAATTACCTTCATAAATTCTATCACACCATTTCTTTCGTCTTGAAATCTAAAATCACTTTGTCTAAAATCTCCACAAAATATTATTTTACAATTTTCACCTAATCGTGTGATTATACTATCTAACTCATGATATGTCATATTCTGACATTCATCTACTATAACAACTGCATCATTGATAGTCAAGCCTCTTATAAAAGATGTAGTTGTAAAATGTACCTGCTCACGTCCTTTGAGTATCTCGTAAGCATCACCTCTTTCAAACAGTTCAGTAAAGATTGCGTAATAAGGTGCTTCATATACTTTTGATTTTTCTCTTTGATTACCAGGAAGAAATCCCATGTCTCTTGTTGGTACTACGCTTCTTATGATATGTAAACTGCGTGTGTCGTTATAATTACTCAATACTTCTTGTGTTGCTAGATACATTGCTATAAATGTTTTACCTGTTCCTGCTACACCGTGACACATTATATTTTTACCGCTATAATATGAATCAAATACTCTCTCTTGCGTTTTTGTAATAGGTTCTATTTCTTTTACTTTTAAACCCGTATTTACTCTTTTTAGTTTTCTCTTTTGTTTATTAGTTAATGGTACAATATTGTTTTGAAAAAATGAGAGATTGTGAGACATTTAAACTCCTTGTTAATCGTTTGCTGACAATGGCTTCTCCTTTATATTTGAGTATGTACCCTTTCTCACACCATGTCTTTCTAAAGTTGACATAGATTTAGCATGTTTGGTAGTTCTACCACCAAGCTTATCTGCTAGTGCTGAGTTAGGGTGTGCTTCTGCTATTCGGGAGAGGTTTTCGTTCCACCCTCCATCATTTTTTAGTCCAGTGCCACTTACCATATTAACTTTCACAATTTGTTGGGTGATGTTTGGATTCTGCGAAAGATAGTCTTCTCTTTGAGAGATAGACATCATTTCGGTAAAGACTTCATCTGTGTCTTTGTTCATAAATGTATATAAAGGCATTAATACTCCTTGTTCATCATATCATATTTATACTGCGAAGGACTCACCACAACCGCAACTCGCCTTTGCATTGGGGTTAATTACTTTTAAATAGCTACCACCAAGTTCTTCTACATAATCTATTGTACAACCAAACACAAACATTTCTGCTATAGGGTTCAACCATAGATTAGCAACTGTAGCTGGTTCATCTGTTATACCCCATACATATTGAAAACCTGAACAACCACCACCTTTCACAGTGAGTGATACATTAGGTTTACCAACTTTCTCAAGATATTCTTTTGCTCTGTCTGTCAATTCTATCATGTCCAACCCATTATGATTTTAGTATCTTCTGGCACCATATCCATACTAAATGGTGGATTAAATACTAATTCTCTTTTGACAGATTTTACACCGACAACACCTTTTGGTGCCTCTTCTATATCTTTACATATTTGATCAGCGAAAGGACACATCATACTTGTTAGAGTATGTTGAATATAAACATCACCATCTACTGTAACTTCTAACTCATATATGAGTCCAAGATCCAGAACACTTATACTAGGTATTTCTGGATCATGAACGCAACGTAAAGCGTCTATTACTTTTTGTGTTAATGGGCTAATTGATACCATGATGGGACACTTCTCTTTGTCCACTTTGCAAATGAGTTCTTTGCCTCTATGTAATAGTTGTGATATGACTTCAGCGAGTCGCCTTCAACAATACAATCTGGATAATGACTCATCGCAGGCGTGGGTTGTGTAAATGCTTTCTCTGGTATATTTAGAGGTTTCATAGCTAGAGCAACTCTAAGTTTTTCATCTGTAGAGTGTCTTTTGCCATATCGATACGTGTACTCATCACACAATGCAACAAATAAATTATATAACCATCTGTAGTTCAGAGATGATTGTCTAGCCCATACGGCTGATGGGTGACTAACGTGGCAAGCAAGGTAGTAAGTAGCTTCTTTGTAGTTATTAGTAAATCTATATCTTTTTATTTTACGTCCATTTTTAGATAGTTCTATAGTCTCTTTACCATCTAGAACTCTATGTGCTGTAGATAGAAGTTGTGCATACTCTACAATCATTTTTACAACATGTTTATCGACATGCATTCTAGCACACTTCACTGGATCTTCATCTAAATAAAATATATTCATAAATTACCTCTCATAATATAATCAATCAATTGGTAGAACCATACTTGTTCTATACCTAGTATAAACTCTTCTGTAAGCTTTGTCAAGATAAAACACACCAGTGCTGATAGCATGGTTAGTTTGAATAATAGCTTTTTTAACTGTGCGGATTCTTTTATCTCATACATTAATTATTATGGTAGTCGCAGGACTTTATGAGCGAACCATTTCAGAACTTTTTTAATTTTTTCTTTTATCCAGTTATTAAAAAAGTGTCGTAATATTCTTATTACAATTAATATAGGTGAAGTAATAACATCAAGAACTAATAATAAAAAGTCAACTACAATGTCGATAATTGTATCAACATTCCATAAACTTCTAACTCGCTTCTTTAGTCTCTTCCACAACTACTTGTTCTCCGTAGTGTTTATTAAAATTATTCATAGACATACCAAAACAATTATCCACATCTAAACCTATATTAAACAATTGTGTTTGTTCAGGAATAACAAAAGTAAATCTAATATCAGGATTGTTTTTCATGAACCAGTTTAGATAATTTACTCTATGCTTACCATCTTCATATGTAGCATGAGTTTCTTCACCATAACCATCGCTACCTTTATATATGTTATCTGTGTTTTTCTCTTCATCTACTAAAACAAAATCAAAACCTAAACAAAACAACTTTGTAGCACCATGTCGTATAGCTTCTCGCATTGCATTCATACCTGCGTTTGAGCGTCTACCTGTAGTCTCTTCTACACACTCTTCATCTGGTGGTAATATGAGTTTAGTGACTTCAACTACGCCTTCTTTACCACCCATTTCTATGAGTTTTCTAAACTGTTCATCAATTACCACAAGATAATCAAACTTATCGAAATCTCTATAGAGTGCATTACATCCATATATTTTACCTTTACCTACTAAGTCGTGCAAGTTAACACCTAGTCTTGTAGGTCCATTTCCAATTATAAAAGCAGTACTCATTTTATTCCTCTATCAGTTCTATTGGTTTTTCTAATTCATTTATTCTTTTTTCAAGTTCATTAATTTTATCAGCCATTCGTTGCATCTCATGTCGCATAGCGTGATCAGTTGTAGATGTAAAGCCCTCTCTAGGCTTTGATGTAAAGTCTAATGTAAAAGCTTCTTCTGAATCAAAAATAGTCTCTCTAATTTCATCTAGTTTCAATCCTGCATCAGGATCTGTAGCTTTATCATATGTCATATAATCTCTCCATTCGTTGCTAAAACCATCAGGATAATCTATCACTTCTTTTCTCCATTATCTGAAGAACGTATTGTAATTCGCTAATTATTTTATATATCCACATTTGTGTCATTCTATCTTCAGATTTCTTTCGCTCTTCTTTTAGTTGCGTTATTCTTATCTGTATATAGTCTTTCGGATCTACTTTTCTATTTCTTCTCATTTTTCTTAACTATCGGATCTAACCAAGTTACTTTCGTTTGTTCATTAATTATTGTCATACTACCACCTTGAGTATCATGTGAGTTAGATGTCCAAGAGTTTTTAATATTATATAATAACCACATGTATATTGGTACAATAACAATTGTTGCTATAAAACATATAATTGAAAATATTTCAAACGTCATAGATAAGTTCCGTCTACGTTATGTGTTTTACTATTAGCCCAAGCCCATACTATACAGTTCCATATACTTCTTGAGTGTCTCATACCAAGAGGATATTGTGAGAAAATAAACTCTACAAGAGATAAAGGATCATCAATACGATTAATTTCTGACTCTCGCATCTTCTTATAATGTCCTATAAATCGTTTAAATCTGGTGAGAGACATCAACATAATCATCTATACAAGTATATCCTATTCCTTGTCCTGTAACTGACAGTTCTTTCATTTTTTCAAAACAAGCTTCATAAGTATTAAAATAATCTAAGCCTTCGCCTTCTAGTGTACCATCTGGATATAATGTAACTGCGATTAAAATCCAACCATATATCATTCTTCTTGTTGCTCCGTTACTACTGGTTTACACCATGCTGAATAATTACCTACTAATCTATCTTCATGCACATTGATTTGTTTTGCATACCAAATACACTTCTGCATACTAGAGTATGTTATTTGTCCTTCTACTTCAGAACCGTTCATTATCATTAACACGAAAACTAGTTTAAACATTTTATTCCCAAGTCTCACACATACCAGGAAAACAATCCATTACAAACTTCTTAGTAATACCTTTGTATGGTAGTTTACCTTCTTTCATACCTAATAATATTTGTGCTTCTTCATCAGGTAAATTTTCTAGCATATCAATGAATAATGTTTCTCTTCTCAAAGAAGTTAGATTTTTTTGTGCTTCTGTCTCACCTTCTGTAAAGAGATAAAATCTACGAACTTCATGATGAAGTTGTCCTTGATTATCCCAAGGCGTTTCATTTTTCTTGTATGGTGGTTTACCTTTTGGTAGTAACCATTTATTAGCTGTATTGTATGTAAACTCTAGAACTATACCCATTGCTGGTGTATAGTTTTCCCTCATATGTCTTACACGTTCAATCTTTCCCTTAATCTTTTCATTTTCAGAGAAGACACTATGTAGTGATTTTGTTGGCATCAAAATTCTCCAATCTTATCCATAAGTAGTTTCAATCTATTCTTTATAAAATAATTTAGTAATCCACTCTTTGGCGGTATTTTATAATTATCATACTTTTCATTTATCTGATTAACGATAGCTGAAGGTATTAAAGCTAAATTAACTAAAGATTCATTTCGCTTGTAGTTTCTTAACATAACTTCATTACAGAAATCTTTAGGATCTAAACTTACCCATTTCTCTATCTTCTTCGATGCAAGAGGCTTTTGTCTAGCGCCTACAACTATTACATTATCTGCCGATAGAAAGTTAGGTACACCATCACCTCTATCACCTCTCATAATATGTTCACGTAAGAAAGACTCTGGATTACTGATACGTATCCACTTCTTAGTCACCGGTGAATACTGTTCTACATTTGCATACTTTTGTAATTGTGCAAAGTCTTTATCACCAGATATAATTAGTATATCAATATCATCTTCAGCTTTGAGTGTCTTACCAAAACGATTACAGAGTGTAGCAATAATGTCATCTGCTTCTGCCGTATCAACTTGTATAACTTTCCAGGGAAATGTTTCTTTGAGTTCATCACGTATTTTATTGAGAATACTGAATATGTTATTCCAATCTAATGGTGACTTTTCTCTATCTGCTTTTCTGTGTGCTTTGTAATATGGAAAGATACTCTTTCGCCAGTAATTTTTATCATCACAAGCGATTATCATCTCACCATATTTTTCTCCAAACTTAACATTGTATAAACGAATAGAATTAAGAACCATATGACGTACCATACCTTCTTCTATCTCGTCATTGTTATTTTGGAGTTGTATCATCAGGTTACTAATCATAACCTGATTTAAGTCCAAAAGTATCATTATATACTCTCTATTTAATTATCTAATTATATTTATATCACATTTTAGAGTGTGTTGTCAAGTCACGGTAGTGGTAACTTATCGTTCTTTTTTTTCTTTAGTTTATCATAGTGAGCAACTCGTTTCTCAAGCCATTCTATAACTTCTGCACTTTTATCTTTTTTATCTGAGTTGTTAAGTTCTCTTTTGAGAACGGCGGCAGTTTGCATTTCGAGACTATTCATCTTTTTCCTTTCCGAAATCTAATGACATTTGCTCGTCATCACCTAATTCTTCAATACCAGTGACTTCTACATTAGCATCAATATGTTCTTGAAAATGATGATGTAGTCCCATGTTACGATAAAGTGACGAACGGATTGTTTCTACTGTGAAAGCAAAGTCTTTCATAAACTCGTCTTTGTCTATGTTAAATCCTGATAAAGAGATGTTTGCTAGAAGACTACTGCTATGTTGATCCACCACATTGTTGATATAAATTTCCTTGTTCTTCTCAATGTTCTTTTTCAAGTCTGAGAGTGTCTCTTGCTCAGGTGGTACATAATCATTTGGAAACTTTACAATGTTGCTCATATTCTTTCCTTATAGTTGTGATAGTTTTTTTCTTTATGTGAGTTTAAAAAACTATCAAAAAACATTAACTCGC